GGGGTGTCCATGGTGTTAAACCATGAAGACCTTCCCATTTTTTGATTTTATTTTTTATTTATTTTTATTATTCTGACTTCTTATCGGAGTTAGTCTTCTCCGGTTCCAGTTATTTGCATTGCCCATGCCGAGGGCTTGCTTAAGTATTAATACGCCGCTCCTAAGAACTCATATTGCCGATCAACAACATTAAGTTCAATAAGCTTTGCAGGAGTGGGAAAACCATAAGTAATCATCTCTGGACTTAAACCTCTTTTTCGAATAGATTTTTGTATGGATTCACTTTTAATTTCCATCATCCTTTTGACCGCCACTTCCTCAGTCAGGTCAAGAGCTAATAACACATGAGAATAAACAACAGCCAAATAGTTATACGCGTGTAGGTTAGAATAATATGTCCCATATGCGTGACCTATACAAGATAGTAACATATCAAAAAGATCACGTGTCTCTGCTTCTCGAGACCAAATAAGACGGAGTACCAGATCATTAGTGGGACGGTATGAAAGATAACGAGGCTGTCCTCTTTCTTGAGAAAGTGAATTCCTTACTGTATAATATTTGAGAAAACAAACCTGCTCATCAATCAACCCGCCATGTTGGTCAGCTACAGAAAGTAACTTCACTCTTTTCATGTCACGGATAGTCATCCCCCAATATTTATTCAACCATAGGTTCCAACCCTCTATGCTCATCCAAAGTGCTAACTCCTCACAAAGTGGGAAACGTAATATGTGATCGTCACCTTGAACTAGAATATGTATAAGACATCTTACCAACCATCTTTCACACTTCTTAGCCAGATAATGTGGTACCCTTCGCATCTGAAAAGACACGTACCAATAGAACAAGAGTGCCACACACCATGAATCCATTTGGCTGGTTTCTAATACCCCAGATGGTACTAGGCCTTCTAGGATAACCCATACCGAACCCATGATATGTGTGATACGTTGTGATATTTCTTCTATTAGAAATTGGACTATAGCTTTAATAATATCATAATCCTCTGATGCTGGATT